TCTCTTCAGCAGCGCTCTGTATCTCCCGCCTGTCGGTCTCTTCTAAGGACCGGAACAAAGCCAGGATTGCGTCTTCCTGAGGGCTAGTGGCAGGTTGAACAGTGGGCGAGGCTGCCCCACCTCGCAACATTGCCCCTTCCCCAGTGAGCAGCCAATCCAGCGAAACGCCTTCCGCCTCGCTTACGTTTACGCATAACGCATAAGGAATGGACTGCCGACTACGCCAGCTTCCCAAGGTCTGTCGATTAACGTCCAGCTTACGCGCCAGCTCGCTATCACTATCAACGGCAAAGACCGTCATCAAGCGTTCAAGCACAGCGTCGAGAGACTTTTTATGCATTTTAAATAAATACCGCTTGATTTATTCGATTAGAGTAAATAGGCTTATGCGCAATGAGTACATCTTAACCAACTAGGAACACATCAACCATGAGGCAAGCCATGGAAAAGCGCCAGATCCAAGCAAGGCTGATCGAGCGCGGCAGCAACTTCCGTCAGTTCGCCATAAGTCACGGCTATGAAGTGCGCACGGTGACGCAAGTAGTTCAGCGCTGGGCTGGGCACAAAAAGCTGCCTCGTGGCCGGTTGACGTTCCAGATCCTGCGAGACCTGTCGCGGGTAATAGGTAAGGAAGTGCTGCCGGGAATTCTCGCGGAGCCCCTCGAGCAAATCTCAACGCATGTCTGATGAAACAACTGTAGGGGCGACGACTCCAGGGAGAAACGAGAAGATGAAACGCCCAGTTCTAGACAGCAGAAAGAGCGTCGTTATGGCCGTCATCGGCGCCTACCCTGGCGGTCGGACGTACGCCTCAGCGGACCTCGGTATGCCGCTTAAGAAGTTCGACAACCAAGCCTACGAGAACGCCGGCAGCCGCCCGCTGACTGACGAACACATCCATCGTTTGGAACAGGTGGCCGGTACCACATTCCTGGCTGACTACATCGCTTCGATGTACGGCGGCATGTTCGTACCGCTGAGCCTTCCAGAGACCTTGGACAACGTGGAGCTGTATAGCCGCTCGCTCAAGGCCTCGGCCAAACGGGGCAAGGTCGACCAGATTATGGCCGCAGCCTTGGATGACGGAGTCATCGAAAGGCGTGAAGCCGACGCGATCATTGCCGCCCTGATCACCTATATGTCGGCCCGTTACGCCGAGGTGTTCGCGACAATTCAGCTCTACAGCCAGGGAGCTGTCCAGTGAGTACATACAAACTGGTGTGCCCATGCTGTAGCAGTTCGATGCGCATCCGGACCTCAGAGGGGCAGACGCCCTGCTTTCGCTCGATGTATTCGGAATGCACCAACCTGCTATGCGGCGCCACGTTCTCCGGTTCCTTGGTTTGGGAATACCAGCTCAGCCCGTCAGGCATTGAGCGTCCCCTCACCGTTTTGCCCATGGCGCCCACCAAAGTGCGCCTGCTTGCTCGACAAAACCTCACGGCAAAAAACGATCAACCCGATCTGTTGGACCAACTGGATATGGAGGCCGCAACTGTATGAACACCGTCGCCCTGACTACCAACCCCGCTACGGACTACCGAGCCGCGATGCAGCAAGCAGCCGTGGCGTATCTATACCGCCACCGTTGTGAGCATCTTGCTGGCGACAGCCAGCTCTTAGAGAACTGCACCAGGTACTTGACCCTGTCGCTTGAGGTGCCCACGCACCTGGTGCAACGCATTGCTGAGCTGGCGGTGGCTGAGTTCGAAAGCATGACGTGCAAGCGTATTGCCTGGCTGGGCATCTACCCCACCAGCGGCCCGTTCCGCCCTGTGATCTGGCTGCTCGACAACTGCACCCAACAGCGACACCCAATTTCAGCACGCCTGCTTCCTACACGCCTGCTGCTGACGCGCAACCTCCCGCACTAATCCAAAACCCTCCCTGTTTGATGCCCGCACCGCGTGGGTAGGGGAAATTTGCAACTTACTGGTGGCCGAAATGAGCAAAATCACCATAAAACTGGAGCTGGACGAACTACAGGCGCAGCACTACCTGTTGTGGTTGACCAGCCAGTACGAAGTCACGATGGCTGATATTTGGTACTCCGACCGCTACCGGAATGTGCCGAGCGGTCAGCGGGCGCCTAAGGTTCTTGAGGACTTGCCCTACCTGGCAGGCATCTGCAAGACGCGCAGCGAGCTGAAAAAACAGCTCGTTGTTACGGCTGCGGAGCATGTGCAGTGATTCGCAAGCCCATGGAAGACAAGATCCGCGCTGACGTGCTTCAGCGCCTGGAATCTGATTACGGCCTTCAGCACATGAAAGGCACGCATTACATGCGTAAGGGCACCTGCCCGCAGTGCAATCAGAAACGTTTGTTTTCGCGCCACGATGAACCCTGGTTCATCCGGTGTGGCCGCGAAAAAAACTGCCGGTATATGGCTCCGACCAAAGAGCTGTACCCGGACCTGTTCGACGACTGGAGTAAGCGCGCACCTGCAACCCGTGACGAGCCCGCCGCCAGTGCAAAAGCGTACCTGACGTTTGCCCGAGGTTTCCGCGTCGAGCTGTTAGAGGGCTGGTACACCCAGGAAAGCTACTTTGATCGCGACCTGAATATTGGCTCTGCCACCGTGCGCTTCCCCCTGGAGCACGGTGGTTACTGGGAGCGCCTGATCGATCAGCCGTCACGGTTCGGTAAGAAGAAGGCCCGCTTCCAACCCCTCAAGAGCTACAGGGGCCATTGGTGGTGCCCGCCGTGCGTGGATCTGCTTGAAGTAAACGAGCTGTGGATCGTTGAAGGCATCTTCGACGCCATAGCGCTCATTCAAAACGGTATCTCTGCGGTTGCGGCGCTGTCCTCAAACGCCTTTCCAGAGGAATCACTGAAGGCCCTGGTCACCGCTCGCGGCGGTAAAACTCCCAAACTGGTTTGGGCCCTGGACAACGAGCCAGGCGCTCACAAGTACACCCGCATGTGGGTCAACCGTGCCCGCGAACTCGGTTTTACCTGCGAGGCAGCCCAGGTTTCACAGCCTGACGCCCGGAAGGTTGACTGGAACGATCTGCATCAACGCTGGGCATTTATCGACGATGAAAAAGTTCGCGCTGATCGCATAGAAACGGACCTGAAAGAAGCCCGCCACCAGGGCGCCCTGCTGATCGCAGAAAGTGCCAGCGACAAGGCATTGCTCATGTACCAGTGGCGTGAACGGGAGGAATTCCACTTTTGTTTCGACTCCCGCCTGTACTGGTGGAAATTGGACTTGGCGAAATACAACAGCGCCAAGCAGGCCCTCGAAAAGAGCGATGGCCACGAAGCCCAGACACTCAATGAAAAGCAGCTTCGGGAGAAGGCGCTGAACGTCGCCGGCTGCGTCGTCGAGATCGCCAACTGCTACCCCAAAGCCCTCTATTTCCAGCGCAACGAGATTACCGACGAGTCCTGGTACTTCTTCCGCGTCGACTTTCCGCACGATGGCGGTTCCGTGAAAAACACCTTCACGGGCGGTCAGGTCGCCGCTGCCAGCGAGTTCAAGAAAAGACTTCTCGGCATGGGTGCCGGAGCCGTGTTTACCGGCAGTGGACAGCAATTGGACAAACTCATGAAAGACCAGCTTTTCGGCATCAAGACCGTGCAGACCATCGACTATGTGGGCTACAGCAAGGAATACCACTGCTACGTGTTCAACGACGTCGCCATTCGCGAAGGCCAGGTAATTCACATCAATGAGGAAGAGTTTTTTGAGATGGGCAAGTTGAAGCTCAAGACTCTACAAAAGGGTGTGAAGATCGATCTGGAGAAGGATGGCAAAAAATACGATGACCAGTGGCTTGGGCTTCTGTGGCAGTGCTTTGGTGCCCAGGGCATCGTGGCATTGACCTTCTGGTTTGGCTCGCTGTTCGCCGAACAGATCCGAGGCCGGTATCAGTCGTTTCCTTTCCTTGAGGCCACTGGCGAGGCCGGCGCGGGCAAGACCACGTTGCTCACGCTGCTATGGAAACTCGCGGGCCGAGACGGATACGAAGGTTTCGACCCATCCAAATCCACCAAGGCCGGCCGCAGCCGCTTAATGGGCCAAGTATCCGGCATGCCCATTGTGCTGCTGGAATCAGATCGCAGCGGCGACGACAAGGCCCACGCCAAAACCTTCGAATGGGACGAACTCAAGGATTACTACGGCGGCGGCACCCTGGCGACCAAGGGTGTGAAAACCGCCGGTAACGAAACCTACGAACCACCGTTTCGCGGCACCATCGCCATCAGTCAGAACGCCCCTGTTGTGGCGTCAGAAGCGATCATGACACGGATCGTCAAACTGCACTTTGTGCGTCCGAACGTCACCGCTGAAAGCCGTGCGGCGGCAGATCGGCTCAATGCGCTAGAAGGTTCGAGACTCAGCAACTTTGTGTTGCAGGCAGTACGTAAAGAGCTGGAGGTGATGGAGCTGTTCGGCCAGAGGATAGTGGGCTACGAGGCGAAGTTGCGCAATTTGCACTCCCACTGCTTTGCCTGCGCCACCCCATTCAAAGACGAGCACAGCGAATGTAGCCATTGCGGCAACAAGCTGCGCGGCTACATCCGGGTGGAGCGAATCAACAAGAACCACGCCCAAATGCTCGCCCTGCTGGACTGCCTTTGCATGGTGGTACCGCTCACCGACGCTCAGGTCGAGCACACCCGCTCGCAGATCATACGCATGGCAATTGAGCGTCAGGCCTCGATCAGTTCCGACCATCCGGTGGTGGCTGAATTCTGGGAGGTTTACGAATGCCTGGAAGGCCTGGACGCCGAAGGCCCGGTGGTCAACCACAGCAAGAAAGACCACATCATCGCCATCAACCTCAACGACTTCGTCAAGTGTGCGGCAGAAAACCGGCAAAAAATCGCTGATGTCAGCGAGCTGCGTGAACGCCTGAAGGACTCCCGCTCGCGGAAGCTGCTCGACGTCAATAAGGCGACTGACAGCGCGGTACGGGCTCACCAGGCAAGTAAGACCAACGCCGTCGTCACCAAGCAACCCATCGTGAAGTGCTGGCACTTCCAGGCTTGATTCATCAGCGGCAATACCTGCCAGGCGCTGCAACGTCTGACACCACCCAAAGGAGAAGCACCATGCACGTACAAGTCATCACCGGTGACGGCCCAGATGGCGAAAACAATCGCCTGCGGCACATAAAAGAGCTGAAAGCCTGGTTCACCCGGCCCGCGAAAATCGTCCATGCCGAAGCCTACGATACGGCCGGCCTGGTCACCATTCTAGAGGTCCGTGCGGAGACTGAGAGAGAGCTACTGGTACTGGAGTGCAGCCGGGAGCAGATCCAGGCAGTGCTGGAATGGCAGTCGCAAACGGATGATTTTATTGAGTATGAGAACCTGCTGCTGCACCTGGTGCGCAAGCAAAACCCAACCGGCGAAAGCCGATAAGAAGGTGGTGCCGAGGGGCTGCAACCCCTCGACACCGACCACCCAAAGGAGAAGCACCATGCAAGTGAATCAACCCCAAGGCGGCACCGCAGAGGCTACCACAACCCCGCTTGCTGTCGGAGACAAGGTCAGCTACGTCGCAATGAGCGGCGGTGGCCGACAATATCGCCTCAGCGCACGTACAGGCGTGATCGTAGGGATCGAAGGCAACGTTGCCACCCTGCGCGCGGCCAACGGCCGCAGCGTTACGCAGCCCCTCGATAAGCTGACGCCCGAAGGCCAGGCCAATGCACTGACACGCATGGTTATGGGA